GAGCCAATGCCATCTGTTCTATGCTTGTTAAAGATTTTTTTCTTTTTAATTCTATTACTTTACTATCCCTTTTTTTCATTATCATCTCCTAGTTTATATTTGGTTAATTCCTCTCTTATTGCATCTTCAACTTCTTGCCAATGGTTCAATGCCCATTGGTCAATCCAATGATTTGACAAGGAGGTTCTAAACCTCCTTATCGTTTCAAGTTTCTTTTCTAGTGATTCTTTCTTATTTAAGAAAGTTCCCATATCCATTAAGCTACACATTGTGCAATCTCCTTAAAATGTGCATTAGGCTCACGACTCCAGAAACTTAAATCGTAAAAAACTCCACCATTCAATGTTCCGTATACTTTGTCATATTCAATGTTCAATATAGTTTGTCTATCACTATCTCTTTCAAATCTCCAATCTTCCACTTGTAATTTATGCTCTATCATTTTTCAAATATCCTCCCTTCATCATAAACTTCTGTGGTTGTATCCACTTAAACCAATCTATCATACTTGGTATAAAACCTAAATCTTCAATTATATGTCTTTCAGCAATTAGTCTAACGGGAACTTTTCTTCCGTCTGAATTAGTAATGGTTGTGCCAAACTTTTCCTCACAAGCAAAGCAACCTTCTGCGTGATGTCTTAATGCTCTGTGTCTGAAGTCTGCCATTATCTTTTTACTTTCATCAAACCAATCGTGAATAGGTTGGTAGTCCTCTGGACTACCTCCCCATTTCTTTACAGATGATACTGCGTGATGATAACAGTTAGCCATTATATTTCCTCCTCTCTTTCATTCTCAATAATCTCATTATAACTGTGACTTATTTTTTTATTGATAGCATCTAATGTTACTGTACCAGATTGTCCTTCATTGATTTCCCAACCTCCGTGAAATGCCTCAAGAAAATCATAAACTACATCTTCCACATAATCTTTTAAGGTTTTTAGTTCTGTGGTCTTTTCTCTTGTATGTGTAGTGTAATTAAATTTAGACCATTCACCAATGTTCACAATGGGAGTATCAAGAACCTCGACACTTTTATCATTTATATAAAAGTCTACAGATTCTATACAACCATCATCTCCAGAACCACTATAGTATACTTCTACTCTATCTAATCCATTAGTCTTGATAACTTCTAATGCTTTTGGTTTAGTAGTATCTGTAAATTCTTTTTGGTTTTTATCTTTTTTAGCATAATACTCTTCGTGCCATTTTCTGTTTTCTTCCTCTGTAGTTTCTATTGTGATACTACCATCATCTTGTTTTTTGAACTCTGTCATAATATTCTCCATTTAAGTTAATATAAGATATATCTTATATGTATTTATATTATTGTCAATCTCTAATGTCATTCCTTACAACTTTTTTTTAAAAGTAAGTGTAAAATAAGCAAATATTTTAGGAAACTAGGAAAATTAGCAGAAAACATAGTATTACAGAGAAAAAGTTTTAGGAAAGTTTTAGGAAAAATTCCTAAACTTTAGGAATATATATATACTTCTTACCGACCGGGAGCTGCAAAGTTATTTTATTTTTTTTTTCTAGGAAAGTGCATTATACTATTTGAATGAAGATAACAGAGTCAAAAGTATGGTCTTACATTAACCAGATTCAAAAGCAAAAAAAAGGTTGGCATTTTATTAGGATAGAATCTAATACAATCAATGGAATCCCTGATATAAATGGTGTGGTAAACGGCAAAGAATTTTGGATAGAATTGAAGTGCAATCGTGGTAACAATATAGGATTAAGTAAGTATCAACTGTTGTGGCATAGTAAAAGAATACAATCTGGAGGGAAAACTTTTATTCTGCATCTGACCGAGAAGCAAGAGCATATTGAAATTCTCGAGGTGCGAGATTCCCGTTCCCGTTCCCGTTTCCCGTTTGCCGTTAGAATTAGTCTAGTGTCGTACGCTAGCAGCCAGCCTGGCTGCACACCAGGGACCCGGGTTCGGGTTGGTTTGGAGAAAGCCGTGAACCTGATGTCCCGTATGTAAGTCCCGTTTCCCGTTCCCGTTTCCCGTGTTCGTAGTTGAGGCAACAAGATCCAGCGTAAGCTGCTGGGCAGCGACCCGGGTCCCAAGAACAGTAATTATTATAAAAAAAAAATTTGCAGTTATAAAAAAAAATGTTATAATAGTTTCTTTTAAACAATTACTAAAAGGTAAAACAATGACACAAAAAACTTGCAAAGATTTAGTCCAAGAAAATTACAACGACAGACTTGAACAGATAAGAACGGAAGAAGAAGCCCCTTTTTTGGGTTTCGATTATGTAGAGCCGAACACCTTTGAAGGTCAGGAGGTGGGTTATTATCGTTATCAGATGAGTTGGGGCGGACCTTCTGACGAATTTAGATTACACGACAATAAAAGTAAAATAGAATATTGGTATTTAGATTGGTATGACGGGGCATCTATTGAAGTAGATGATTTTGAGGTTGTTGACTTGATGAACTTTCATATTGAAAGCCACAAAGAAAAATTAATGAATCCATTAAATAAAATTTTTAAATATAATTAAGCCCCGTTCTCGTTTCCCGTTCCCGTTTTCGGGAGCGGGATTATTTTGTTTTGGTCTTTAGTTACCGGGCTGGCAGCAGCGCGCGCAACCGGGTACCGAGTCAGGTAAAAAGTAGTTGCAAAATATCCCATATATAATACAATAGTTCTTTTAAACCAATAAAGGAGAATGAAAGATGAATAAAGATGACTTTATAAAAGGGCTCATGAAGTACGGCAGAGACAAAGGGTTTATACAAGATAAGCCTGAAGAGGGCAAAACATATACTCTTGTGGGTGCAGGTAATTGTATTGCAGGTGGCAATACTTGGGCTGAATCCGAAGTAAGCAAAAAAAAGAAGGAAGATAAATGAGGGCAGAAGCTAACGGGAAATGCAATCGCATTTCCCGTTTCTCGTTACAACTCCCGTTGGGGCGTTCGGCGTTTCTAGTTCAGCCCGGGCTGCAAGTTGCTGCAGCCAGCGTACCGGGTCGGAGGAGCTGATGATTCAAATGGCAGTTTTCGTGGGCATTTTGTGTGTCCTTTGGTTCTTCACTAGATGGCTAGTGCTGTCTGTGGTCATTATAGTCTTGACATATTTGGTGTTCTTTTGTTAGGAAGCCCCGTTTCCCGTTACAACTCCCGTTGGGGCGTTTGGCGTTTCTAGTGTCTAGTCCCAGGTTTTTACCCTGGGCTGGGTGCAGCAAAAAATAAATATTTATGTGCGGACATATAAGATGTGTCTTATAGGATATTCCTATAGCAGATATAGGTTGCATCTATAAGATATGTCTTATATACTATATATATTATTAACAAATAACTTGGAGGTTATAATGTCAGATACAAAACTGATACTACAAACATTACAAAGCTTTGAGCGAAAGCTTGAAGAGATTAAATCTAATGCGGTTACTAATCCGCAACCATTAACTGAAAGCTCTATTAATTGGTTGAATGTATATAAGGCAATGGAGTCTTGTGTCGAGGAGGTTATGGTCGCTTATCCTAATAGTGAGGTTACAAGACTATTAAGGAATAAACTAGCAGAAAGACTTCAGCCTTTACTTGCTAGAATGAATGGCGGAGATATAGATGAGTCTTAAAAATAAATTAAAAGAATATGAAACTATTACTGTTAAAGATTTATATCATAATTTTACTAAAGTGGAATTGACACAACTATTGATTAATTTCCAATCTAGACAAGTAACACACAAAGAATTTTTTCATAATTACTTGGCATTATATATGAGTAATAGAAACAAATGAGATAGCCTCCAAGCTATCCGTTGCAACGGAACAGAGTCTCTTCGGAGGCTCTGTTTTTTTTTGGTTTTTGCCGTTGGTGATTTCGCCGTTTTTTTCGTCACGGGGGGTCGGTAGTGTCTTTTGACTAAAGTCAGGCAAGACAAACACATGTAAATATGCTATAAAAATTCTAGGATGCAAAAAGAAAACCTACCAGTAGAGAAACTGAGGCTCGAGGTTGAGAGGCTCATGTTAAAACATATCAAGCTATGTCAAGATAATTTTTTATATTTCGTACAGGATATATGGCCTGATTTTATATGTAGAAAAGCTAAAGAACGAAATAAGTGGGGTCATCACCAAATCATAGCAGATGAGTTTACACAGATTGCTAGTGAAAGAAAAGGAAGGCTCATTATAAACATGCCTCCTAGACATACTAAATCAGAATTTGCATCTGTTTATTTTCCTGCGTGGATCATAGGGAAGTTTCCAAAATTAAAAATTATGCAAGTTTCTCACAATACAGAATTAGCAGTAAGGTTCGGTTCTAAGGTTCGTAACATTATTGATTCTCCGGAGTATAAAGAAATATTTGGTGACGTGAAACTGCGTGAGGACTCCAAAGCAAAAGGTAGATGGGAAACTAATCAAGGGGGAGAGTATTACGCCGCTGGCGTTGGAGCGAGTATCACGGGCCGTGGTGCAGATTTATTAATTATAGATGACCCACACACGGAACAAGATTCCATGTCAGATTCTGCAATGGGGCGTGCGTATGAATGGTACACTTCTGGTCCACGACAAAGATTACAACCGGGAGGCTCAATATTATTAGTAATGACAAGATGGGCAGAGGATGATTTAACGGGAAGATTACTAAAGGCT